TTTGTGTGTAGTACGTCGAAACGTTTATGTCTGCCACCAGCATTGGACTTTGACCTACTTCCAACACCGTTGGCTTTTCAACAACGCCAACAACGTATCCTGCTGGCATTGCAGCAAGAATTCCGATTATGAGTTTTTCCAGATTGTCAAGTGAACCTGCGTTGCTATTTGAAGCAACAATTGCCGTGATAGCAAAATTTAATTTGACCTTTGTTGAAGCCTTGCCGATTAACGCAACCTCCATGTAGGGCGAATCGGGCACGATCACGATTGCAGGCGGGATTGGGGATTCGGGAACGCTTGAATAACATGTGGCAGATAACGCGCTAAACGCATTGGCTAATGCTGCACGTGTTTCGGCGATTGAATTGGCTGGCATTATTGACAAATTCCTTCAACGTCTAAAAACGGCTGAAGTAATGTGGAAACCCTATTGGTGAGACTGCGACCCATGCGATACGGGGTGCTAACAAAATCCACGCCCTGAATCTCGCCGCCTGCTGCAACGCGTGATTGAAATACTTCAACGCTAACTGCAAGCACTGCCGATTCAATTGGCGCGCTAGTTGCGTATAAATCCGCGGCTGAATAGCCTTGAAGTGTAGCTGTACCCATTGGAATGATCTCGCGCAATGTGACATTTGATGAAGTCAACGCAACGGTGAATGAATACGGTGTCGCGCTGACCACTGTGAATGTTGCGCTAAACGGTGCTGGCAAACCTGTAACGATTACGGTTTGACCTGCAACAAAATGATGATCGCGCTGCGTGTAGAAATACGCGACGTTCGATTCTAATTTGTAAGACTGAATTGCTGAAGTGTTTGCAACCAGCATTGGCAAAATTACCGCTTCGCTGGTGTTGATTATTTCGTCCAGGTAAGCGTCACTGTATAAGGAAACGGACACGCCAAGCACCGTACGCAATTGGCTTGCTGTGACAATGGCTGGCATGTCCGTTCCTTTCGATCTGCTGCGGCGAGATCGGGAGAACCCGCCGCATGACTAGGTTTGATTAAGCGGTTTTGTTCGATCCAAATGCGCCGCCCGCGATCTTTGTGGCGACTGCACCGAATGAATACACGCCTACGGTGATTGAACCGTCAGCGGTTGATTCTGCGCGTAGTTGGTATGAGGTTCCTTCGTACCATGTGTATGCGTCTGGGTTGATGATTAGGATTGAATCATCTGTGTCAGTTGTCGCAGATGTGTTTGCAGTGACATAAAGATCAAGTCCTGCAATGTTTCCGCGCAATGATGTTGGTGTTACTACGCCACCAGCGTTTGAAGGCTGTGAAGCATTGTAAATTGGACGTCCAGCGTCGTTTAGTGACATTGCATTTGACCATTGGTTTGTGTTCATAAGAATGTTACGTGCGAATGGATTTGCTAGTCCAGCAGTTGCGCCGTAAACGCTTGCTGCACCACGTGCAACGATTCCAAGCAATTCCGCGGCTGTTGGATAAGTTGTGATTGTTGTCGCGTCAGCAGTTGCACCAGCGACTAGTTGGTCGTTGACGTACTTATCTTGCGCTTTTGCCATGGCTGCGACCATGTTACGAAGTAGTTCGTCGTAGAACAATGGTGAAGTTCTGGTCAATAACTCGACACTGAATTTTTGCTGGCCCGCAAACTTTTTGACGTCCACCGATAAAAATGCACTATTTTGGTCGGTATCTGAAAACGCTGCGTCCTCAGCGGCGATTGCCACTGTTGGCATTGCAGTGATTTTTGGAATTTCAAAAGTCATTCCAGCGTCAGGCAATGAACCGCGGCTGATTGCGTCAATGCTTGGACGCACTGTTGTGCCTAGTCCGTTGATTACCTCAGCCAATTGACGTGTTGGAACTAGTCCAGCGTTGTCAGTTGTGTTGTCCGCTGCTAAAACGTATTGGCGCGCAGTTTCGTCGCCTGTTGCTGCTAGCACCTTGTTTTCTAGGTACTTTGCAGCAGTAATTTCAATTCGTGGTGTGGCTTTCCAGCCGCCCACCTTGTTTGATGTTGCTGTTACTGACTGTGCGGCTTCGACCGTTTCGACGGCTTCCGCTGGTGTAACGGTGTGTTCCACTTCGTCGTCCTTTTCTGTTGGTGTTACTTCAGGTTCGATTGTCGAATCTGAAACTTCATTTTCGTCCTCAGTTGCCGCGACTGATTCAACGCGGGCTGATCTAATTGCGGGTTCGCTTGTTAATGCAACGGCTGTCAATTCACCTGCAAGAATTCTCACTGTGCCGTCTTTCAATGTTTCGTATTCGTCAAATGAAACTTCAACACTGAAACCGTCGCGCAAACCTTCCATGGCTTCAACCAGTGCGTCGTTGCCCGCAGTTGTCTCAGCGATCTTGAATGTTGCGTCAATTCCTGCGTTATCAGCTGAAATTGCGGTGTCTAAAGTTTTTCCAATTCTGCGGGTACGATCATGTTCAAGGTTTAGCAAAACAGCAGTCGGTTCGATTGAACCAGCAGCAAATTGCACTTTGCCTATTGAAGCGTTGCCTGTTTCCTCAAATGTCACAATGCGACCGGAAATTGTTCGACTGTTTGAATCAGCAGCCGTGATTTTCATTGGTGTGATGACTTTTTTCATAACAGCATGTCCTCCTCCTCGCGGATTTCTTCGATTGACATTGCGCCAATACGATTCAAGATTTCATAAACCTGCGCGCGTTCGTAAGGGTTGCCGCGTAGGAAATCGTCTAAATCAAACAAAACTTTATTTCCTGCTGGGGTGAAATCTGGGAAACTTAACCTTTGTTCGACAATTGACATGTAATTTCTAAACGCGAAGTCCACAAGGTCGCGACGCTTATCCAATGCGTTGGAATACGTAAAACTCGATTGTTGTGAATCGGTAAAGTATGCAGGCAAACCGCAAGCACGTGATAATTCAAGCGATACGTAATTTCTTGCTTCATTTAGCTGCAAATTGCGTGGATCGTAACCAATTGTTTCCAGTGTTACGTCAGCGTTCAAAAATGCTGTGCTGCGTGAAGCACGTGCGGTTTTCCACGCAGTCAGCAATTTTGATACGCGATCTGCTGGCAGTGATGTGCCATTTGATTTCAAAACCATTTGTGGAATCGGTTCATTTGCAAAATTCATTGCTGCACGTTCCAATGACGCGGCTGCTTTGATCGTACGACCTGCACGACTTAGCAAACCTTCTTGCGTGTTATTAAATACAACCAAATTTGCAGGATCAACGTAAGCACCGTCGATTGCGTATGACGCAATTTCATAACCCATGCCGTTTGTTGTAATTGTCACCCGTTCAGGCGCGATTCTTTCCATTGCGCGAATTTTGCCTGTGTCTGCATAACGTTCCATAACGTATGCGTATGCAGCAGGGTGAAAAAATAAATCTGAAATGATCCAGCCCCAGAATGTTGCACCAGGGATACGTGGATCAGGTTGATTTATGACGCGAGGTTGTGTGACCTTTTCGCCTGTTGCCTCATTGCGTGTGTGCATTGGTAGTGAACCAATTGTTTGAATAATTCCTAATGCACGTGCAACGGTTGGCACTGACATTGCTTCAGCACGTGACGCAGTTACTATCCCGCCGAATAGAAATAGATTTCCTACTTCGCTGTAATACGGCGCGATAGCAGCTGCGTCCACCTGTGCGGCTTCAACCGTGACGGCGGTATCAACCTTGCGTGCGAATAGATCAGTAAATCCCATGCCCGAATTCTTGCAGGCTTATACGATCAACCGACCATGATGTCAAGATCATTGTCTGGGCGTGTCGCGAAGTGTGTTGCAAGGGCAACTGCCACTGCGCCGCAAACGACCGATTGTGACGCGCGCCTTCCAATAATTCCGCCGCCGTCACCGCGCCGCAATTGCACCGCAGCCAAAACCTCCTCCGATAGTTGGCTTTGCCCCCTATGCCGCAAACGATTTGAATTTATAGCCGAAAGCATTTCGTCGCATGCCTGCGGATAAGCGTTGTCCATGTCAAAAACGGGAATTCCCGCTGGGGCTAAACGCGCCGCAACCGCGCCACTGGTTTTGCGGCTGTATAACACGTATTCGGTTGGATACCTGCGGGCATAATCTGCAAGGTCGTTGGCAATTGCCTTGTCGTCTAATTGCAATTCGTTTGACCAGGTATGCAGCAGTTTGACCACAAACTTTTCGTCGCCCAATTTCTGCGCGCCAACCAAACTGGCATGACGGCGATCTGGCGAAAGGTCAATGGCTAACCACGTCAGTTTGTCAAGATCAAGGTCAGCGGTTTTGTCCAGGCAGTTACCCCATGAGGCTGCGTCCACTGCGCTGTTGATTGCCACGACCCAGCGGCACAACACTTCAGTCATCACAACGTCAGGCGGATCGTTTAAAACGCTTTTCACGTTGTCGGCATGGATCAGTGTTCCCATTGACGGGTTACTATGCCGCGCGTTTTCCACACTGATTTCGTCGGTTGGTGCTGACCATTCAAAATAACCAATGTCGTCCTCAACCCCTGCAATGCTTGCAAGCGCGCGATCACGGAATTGGTTGAGTACGACTGACGCGGAATCGCCCGCATTTGTATACGCCATGACCATTGGGTTTGCCGCTGCCATTAAGGTGTAGCGAAGCGAAGCAAACGATTCAATGTCAGTCATCTCACGTAATTCATCAAGATGAATGGTGGACGGTCGAGAAACGCCGCGAGCAGCTGATCCACCAGCACGGACAATAAAACGGTTGCCCATTTTCGTTTCGATTTCCTCACCGCCATGCTGCCAGCGGATTTTCTTGACCTGTTTTGCTAATGAATCGTTGGCTTCGATTACCTGAACCATTGCACGAAACTGTTCAAGGGACGTGGACAAGCGGTGCGCCGATCCAATTTGCAGGGTTTCGTTCCACAAAAACAAACCGCCTAAAATTCTGATCTGCTGCAAAAACGACTTACCGTTTTGCCGTGCCACCACAATGCAATTGACTGGGGTTGCCCAGCGACCGTCAGGCTTGACTTTGTGACTGTTGATAAGCGCAAATTTTTGCCATTCAAGCAAATTTATTTTCA